CGATGGCTGGTTTCAAAGTACAGAAGAAATAATTACGGCCATCGAATTAGAAAAAAACAATATAAAATACCGTCATCAAGTGAAATTTGGAAGTAGATATAGAGTCGATTTTGTATTAGATGATGAAAAAGTAATTCTTGAGGTTGATGGAAAATTATTTCATACAAAAGATAAATTAATAAAAGAAAACTTAAGAGATGACTTGATATTGCTAAATCTCGGAACAGATTGGGAAGTAGTAAGAATCACAGATGACTTAATAAATCAAAACATTAAGAGGCTGATTCCGGCTATAAGAAAGCTAAAAGAAAAGCGTAAGCTGCTTAGAGAGGAATATGGAGGCTGCTTACCTGATTGGTATTCTGATAGAACAAGCTAAATAATAGTTTATAACTTGACTTCAAAGGCAATTAACAGAATCCTCCTATATCAAAGACACCGTTTTATGACAGGCGGTGTCTTTTGTAATATTTTGTCAATGATTGTAGACAGGAAATAGTTTCCTTGGTATAATTGTGGTAAGAATAGTAAGCATTAGAGGAGGATGTATGAGGAAAATATTATTATTTATTTTAACAGTAATTATGATATTTAGTATTACCGGGTGTAAGGATCAAGAAATAAAATCATTAAGAGAACAAGCTGACAAATATTATTCTAGTGGAGATTTAGATAATTCGATTAAAATGTATACTAAAATATTAGAATTAAGAGAATCTCTTGAAGATAGAAAAGTATTAGATGATTTGATTATTGAACAAAAGTCAGTTGAGGTAACAAAAAAGTTTCTCAAAGTTATGGATGAATTTAGATATAAAATTGATGCGATACATAACATGGTAGAATTAAGTGAATATATGATGAGTATAAAAACCAATTTTGATGAATTAGAAAAATGTGATACAACTAAAGATACTGAGATTTCAAAATTTATTAAAAATTTAATAGGAAGGAAATCATATATAAGATTAAAGGAAGAATACAACGAGGATTATATGAAAAATGCACAGTCAGATGCAGATAGAGCAATTGCACTTGATACGATATTAGGAGCACCCAACGTGACAGCAACAAATTCTATATTTTTTGAGTGGGTAATAAAAGACATTGGAAACAAGTTAAAAGATATTCCGAAAAACCTACCGAATAAATATAATTAATAAAGAACGTTGTTGTAGGATAAGACAATCATTAAGTAATAATAAAAATATAATATATGTAAAGCACTTAATAACTTGCAAAGTGCTTTTTTATTGTGACGATGCAGATATGAATTAGACTGCATAGGGTGAGGGGTGGGGAAATAACAAAAGGAGGTAGCATTATGAAGATAGCACCTAAACAGAAAATATTTGCTGATGAATATCTGATAGACCTTAATGCTACCAGAGCATATAAGGTAGCGTATCCTAAAGTTAAGAGCGATGCTGTTGCGGCCGTAAATGGAAATAGATTGCTAAGAAATGCTAAGGTTGAAATTTATATCAAAGAGAGGATGAAAGAGAGAGAGCAGCGTACAGAAATAACACAGGATAGAGTGCTTAAGGAATATGCAAAGATAGCATTTTTTAATCCAAAGAAGCTATTTAATGAGAACGGACAGCCAAAAGATATTACTGAGTTAGATGATGATACAGCCGCTGTCATTGCCGGACTTAAAGTCAACGATGTTTACGAAGGATTCGGAGAAGATAGGACTTTTATTGGATATCTAAAAGAATATAAGTTGACTGATAAAAAAGGCGCGCTTGATAGTTTAGCTCGGCACTTGGGAATGTTCAAGGACAAGGTGGAGCTTTCAGGAGAGGTAAATACAAACACAGATAAGCTTGATAAAATACTGGAGCAGCTCAATGAATGATGAGCAACTACTCTTATCACCGAAGTATAAAGCATTCCTTAAACATAATGCTCCTGTAGAATTCTTAGAGGGTACAACAGCGGCAGGAAAAACAACCGTAGGTGTAGTTAAGTTTATGCTGAGGGTTGCACAGTCTCCTAAGAAGCTGCACATATTATCAGGATTAGACCTTGGAACAATTGAGAAGAATATCATTAACAAAGACCTCGGTATTTTAGATATATTTGGATCCCTGGTACAATACAATGCATCAGGTAAAGGGCAGCATAGCTTACCGCATTTAGCGTTTAAAAATAAAATCATATACGTGCTCGGCTACGATAATAAAGCCCGTTGGAAAAAGGCTCTCGGTGGTCAATACGGCTGCCTTTACATAGACGAAATTAATATAGCTGATATGGAGTATGTCAGAGAAGCATCAATGCGATGTGATTATCTCATGGCTACTCTTAACCCGGATGATCCATCGTTGCCGATATATTCCGAATATATAAATCACAGTAGACCGTTGCCGGGATATGAAAAAGATGCACCGGAAGAATTAAATAATATGTTAAATGAAGAACCTAAACCCGGATGGGTGCATTGGTTCTTTTCTTTTGAGCATAATTTGGGGCTTACAGAAGGGAAAAAGGCTCAGATTATGGGCAATGTGCCTGTTGGGACAAAGCTGTATAAAAACAAGATACAAGGCTTAAGAGGTAGGTCAACAGGACTTATATTTAATCTTCGCAAGGAGAATATCATTACACCGGCAAAGGCGAAAGAGTTTAAATATTCCTTGTTTTCATGCGGGGTAGATACTTCTTATTCAAGAACATCGGATGATACATTCTCTTTTACATTTACAGGGATAACAACTTGTAGGAAGAAGATTACACTGGCTGAGCAAATATATAACAACAAGGATTTATCGGTTCCGCTATCGCCCTCTGATATTCCTCCTAAACTTATAGAATTTTTGGATAAGTGTAAGAGTGATTGGGGATTTGCACGCAATGTTTTTATAGACAGTGCAGACCAAGCAACAATACTTGAATGTCAGAAGTACAAAAGAGCTAACGGAAGTATCTACATGTTTCAGCCTGCATGGAAGAAAACACAGATTATCGACAGGATTAATTTAGAATGTGGGTGGTTAGCACATGAAGAGTCTTTAATTGTGGACACTTGTAAAGAGCATATAAGGGAGCGCAATCTCTATAGCTGGAAAGAAGATAAGGACGAGCCAGAGGACCGTAATGATCATACGGTAAACTCTGACCAGTATAGCTGGCTGCCATATAAGGACCGTATAGGAAATACCAAGAAGGATGTGAAATAGTGAATGTACAACCAATAATTGATTTATTAAACAAAGAGAAGCAATATAACCTTTCGTCAGACTATTATTCACAAGTAGATATATGGCGCGACTGGTGGAAGGGATTTTATAAACCGTTCCATCAATATACAGAGCTTGCAGGGGAAAATATAAAAACCAGAGAGCTTTACACTTTAAAAATGGCAAAGAAAGTCTGCGAGGACTGGGCAGCAATACTTCTGAATGAGAAAACAGAAATAGTTGTTAATGATGAAAAATCAAATAAGTTTCTTCATGATAGCAAAAATAAAAACGGAATTTTAGATAAAAATGATTTCTGGCAACTCGGTAATTCTCTTGTAGAAAAAGTATTTTATTCTGGCACAGGTGCATTTGTATTAAAGATTGATGGTATGAAGCTGCAGGGAGAAAGTGTTATAAAAAGTCCCGATGCTAATATTCGAATCGATTACCTTACAGCTCACAACATAATACCTCTGACTGTCAGGAATGGGAAAGTGATTGAGGTTGCATTTGCTTCAGAGATCTTAAAACGTGGCAAGAAATATATTTATCTTGAAACTCATGAACTTGAGGATGGTAAATATAAAATCACAAATAGATATTTCGGCTACAATGACGGTCAGCTCAAAGAGGAGCTATTACCGAAAGGAATACTACCTACTATAAACACCGGCACAGACATTCCTTTATTTACAATATTCAGCCCTAATATAGTCAATACAATACCTAATTCAAATGGATTAGGAATGAGTATATTTGCACAGGCAATAGACAACTTAAAAGGTGTGGACTTGGCCTTCAATAACTTTTGTAGAGATTTCAAGCTTGGCGGTAAGAAGGTATTTTATTCTGACAGCCTAATAAGAACAGATATAAATGGCGATAAAATAACTCCTGATGATATGATGCAACAGCTGTTCACAGTCATGGGAGAATTACCGTTAAGAGAAGACGGAAAAAACAACTCACTCATGACAGAGTACAATCCTGATTTAAGGGTTCAAGCTAATAAGGACGGTATTCAAGCACATCTTGATTACCTGTCATTCAAGGTAGGTTTTGGCACAAAACATTATCAGTTTAATGGCAGCACAATAGTTACCGCTACACAGTATTCAGGCGATAAGCAAGAACTTATTCAAAATGCAGCAAAGCACTATATAGTTATAGAAAAGGCGTTGCAAGATATTGTACGAGCCATGTTGTGGGCTGGCAAAGAAATCTTAGGACAGCCTGTTAATCCGGATGCTCAGATAACAGTTAATTTTGAGGACAGCTATATTATTGACAAAGAATCTGAAAGACAAAGAGACTTACAGGAGATAAGAGACGGCATAATGCAGAAATGGGAGTATCGTAAAAAATGGTATGGAGAAGATGAAGAGACAGCTAAAAAGATGGTAGCAACTTCACTATCTGATGATGATTTAATGCGATTTGGTGGAGGTAGCTAATGCTGACACCTGAGCAGATAGACAGGTTTCCGGATAATCTTGTTGAATTATACTCCCAGGCTGAAATGGACATTATTGCAGATATTGCAAGACGTATTTCAACCTATGATTATTTTATTCCATCCGCGGAGTTTCAATACAAAAAGTTGCTTGAAATGAATCAAATTCATGATGAAATACTTAAAAGGCTATCAAAATTAACAGGCAAGACTAAACGAGAACTTGAATCAATGATGTTTGAAGCCGGATATGAATCAATAAAAATTGATGATAAGATATATATAAAAGCCGGACTTTCGCCAGTACCTATTGAACAATCGCCTGCGCTGTTGTCAGTACTCGATGCCGGGATAAATAACACAAACGGCTTATTTGAAAATCTAACGAGGACCACAGCAAACACAGCAACAAAGCAGTTTGAAAACATCCTTGACAATGCATACATGCAGGTTATAACAGGAGCATTTGATACTAATACAGCTATCAGAAATGCAATAAAGGATTTAACTGGCAAGGGACTTGCTTCTATATCATATCCGAATGGCCATGTAAGTTACATTGAATCTGCCGTAAGGCGTGCTGTTATTACAGGAGTTAATCAGACAGCACTTAAAATGCAGGAAGCAAGAGCTCAGGAAATGGGGAGTGACTTGGTAGAAACATCGGCACATGCCGGGGCAAGACCTTCACATGCTGCATGGCAGGGAAAAGTATTCAGCCTTTCGGGAACACATACAAAGTATCCGGATTTTAAGCTTGAAACTGGTTACGGTACCGGCGCCGGTTTAGGAGGATGGAATTGTAAGCATAATTTTTACCCGTTCTTTGAGGGATTATCGGAGCCTGCATATTCAAAGTCAGAGCTTCAGCAGATGAAAGTTAAAGATTATGAGTATAACGGCGAAAAGATGACAGAATATGAAGCCACACAGAAACAACGGTATATTGAACAACGTATCCGGAAATGGAAGAGAGAATACAAAGGCATGGAGGCTGCGGGGCTTCCTACCGATGAAGCTGCTGCCAAGATATCACAGTGGCAGAACATTCAGAAAAATTTCCTACAACAGACGGGCCTAAAACATCAGACTGACAGAGAACAGATAGCTGGATTCGGGAAGAGCGAAGCTCAGAAGGTTTTACAGTTTGCACGTAAGGAAAAAGAAAGGGTAAATTATGAAACAATCATCAAGCCAACACAACCTAAAATTTTAAAAGCTAACGATATAGAATTGCAGTATAAAATCGAATATGATATAATGTTAAAAAATACTCCTATACAAGGAATAGTTCCATCTGGTGTGACAGCAATGAATGTTCACGTTATGGCTGGATATGGTTCTTCTGACAACATAAGAGTTGCTAAGGATCTGTCAAAAGAATTTGGAGGAGATTATTGGAAGTGGCAAAAGAAAACCGGAACAGTTGAGAGTAATTACAGACTTTATGAGATACACTGGTATGAGTATAACGGTAAGCAATATAAAATAAAATTAAAGAGGGTGAAAGAAAAATGAAACTGAGGTACGTTGGTGAGAGTTTTGGAGTTGATGAACTGACAAACGGCAAGATTTATGAATGTCTTGGCTTTGACAGTGGGATGCTCAGGATAATAGATGACAGCGAAGAAGATTATTTGTACTCCGTGGTTAATCCAAGACCTACAGATGGAAGTTCAAAAGGCGGCAAATGGGAAATAGTTGAAGATGATGAAAAGGGAACGTTGACAGAATTATTCAATTCAATTAAAAAATAAAAGCACTTAGTTAATCTAAAATAACGGGTGCTTTTTTAATACATGTCTTTAAGTACAGACATTAAACAGGCTTATTTTTTATGCACATTTCGCCTACCTGCAGGCGTAAACACAGCAGGGCAACAGAGGCGCAACCTCGTAAAAAAGCGTAGTTGTAAAGGAGATATATGAAAAGGGAATTTTTAGAGGAATTAAAGCTTGAAAAAGAAGTGATTGATAAAATCATGGCTGAAAACGGCAAAGATATTGAAAAATATAAGTCCGAAGCTGAGACTTTGAAGTCTTCAAGCGAACAACAAAAAACACAACTTGAAGCAGCAAATAAGCAAATAGAATCCTTCAAGGGTATGGATATCGAAGGAATAAAAAAAGCTGCAGACGATTATAAGGTAAAGTTTGAAGAAGCTGAGAAAAATCACAAAGCTGAACTTGATAAGATTACCTATAATTCTACAGCTGAAAGGTTTGTTGATTCATTAAAACCAAAAGACAGCTTATCCAAAAGTGCAATTATTGCTGAATTTACAAAGAAAGAATTTAAGCTTGATGGCGATACCTTCCAAGGAGCAAAAGAGTGGGCTGAACAATTTAAGAAAGACAATTCTTCGCATTTCTTAGCGGGTGACGGTAACGTAACTACTGTATCATCCGGAGATGGTCACGGAGACCCGTTGGCAGGAGATATTGATAAGTTTGTTGCATCTGCGATGAAGGGCGCAGGGGTTGTACAAGAAAATAAATAAAAACAAAAAGGAGATAAAGATATGGCAAATAGTTTAGAATACGCAAAACGGTTTATGCCGATTATTGATGCAATCTACAAAGCAGGGGCCGTAACTCAAGGCATGGACGCCGCTACAAGAGTAGATTTCACAGGAGTAAATGAAGTTAAGGTGCTTAAGGTAAGTACAACCGGGTTAGGTGACTATTCCCGACAGAATGGATATCCAAAAGGTGATGTAACGGCAGCTTGGGAGACATTACAACTTACAGAGGAAAGAGGCAAGGAGTTATCTGTTGACCGTATGGATGATGAAGAAGTCCTCGGAATGGTTTTTGGAACAGTTACAGGTAATTTTATGAGAGAGCATGTTATACCGGAGCTGGATGCGTACAGATTTGCAAAATATGCAAGTAGATCCGGTGTATCTACTACGGCCGGAGCTGTATTAACAAAAGATTCGGTTATAGCAGCTATAGACGAAGCTGTAAGACAATTAAATGCTGATGAAGTTCCTCTCGAGGGTAGAAAGTTATACATAAACAGTGACCTGCAGCCGGTTCTTAACTCTGCTTTAAATAGGCAGTGGGGAAGTGACGGAACGGTAAATACCGTACTTGCTGGATATAACAGTATGCCGATCACATGGGTACCACCTACGAGATTTTACACTGGAATAACATTAAATGATGGTTCAAGCAATTGGGGTTATACAAAAGCTTCAGGAGCAGCAGATATTAACTTCATGATCATCTATCCGCAGGCTATATTACAGGTTACTAAATTCTCACTGCCGAAGATATTTGACCCTGACACAAATCAGGATAAAGATGCGTGGAAGTTCCAGTTCAGGCTCTATCATGACGCTTTTGTTTATGATAACAAAGTTAAAGGAATCTACCTACACAAGAAACCTACAGCTTAATAGGAGGTAGCTAAATGTTTATTATAAAAGGTGGAATAAGCAGAGAGATAGACGAACGAAACTTGCAGGAGTATATCGATAAAGGATATGCTCCTGCAGGAGTTAAGAACGAATATATTGAAAATGAAAACGAGTCTATTAAGACACAGAAAGAAAAACCTAAAAGGACAGCAAAGGAGTGATAATATGCTCCCTGATTATAATTTTTATGTTGATACATATTACGGAAATCAAATAGCAGAAGCCGATTTCCCTCGCTTAATTGCGAGGGCGTCTGCTTTTTTAGATGGATTTTGCAATATGTTAGGCGTACCAGAAGAGGCAATGAAAAAGGCATTGTGTTCTGTAGCTGAAGCATGGAAGACAAATGAGCAGGGCGGTGATGTGGTAAGTCAATCAGTGGGTAGTTGGAGTAAGTCTTATGCACAGAAGAAAGTAAAAACTAATGATGAGCGTTTGGCTGATGCTGCTAAACTCTATATAGGAAAGTACTGCAATCTATCTGTGAGGTGGGTTTAATGTTTAATGATACTTGCACAGTTTACAACAAATACATTGATGGTAAGATCGAGAAGTGGCAAAGGACTGTATTAAACGGCGTATTCTGGGATGAAGTGCGAGGCTCTAATTTCCGTAAAACAGGGGTAGAAAATGCTGATAGTGTATTTATACTTGTACCAAAGTTTGTGGGAGTAGACAAGCAATTCTTGCCCTCACAGGAGTGGCAGTCACTTGAAGATAAGACTGGCTCATGGACCTTGCAGCCGGGAGATACAATCATAAAAGGTGGTATCACGTATGAGATTATAAAATCCAGCAAAGAGCTTGAGCAGTTTGATGAATGCTATAAGATAACCAAGGTTGACGGAAAATTGTTTAATAGCAGCATGGCTCACTGGGAGGTCGGTGCTAAATGAAAATAGAGACACCCAAGGGCACTATAATAAAAACTAAAAATGGCAAAGCACAGCTTACCTGGAATCCTAACTTTACTGATAAATGGCAAGGTCAGTATACGGCTGCACAGAAATTTGTTGATAGCGAGGTCTTAAGATTGTCAGACCCGTACATTCCTATGCAGTCCGGAATGCTTAAGAAAAGCGGCATCCTCGGAACTACAATTGGTAGTGGTGAGGTTGTATGGAATGCCCCATACTCCCGGTATTTATACTATGGTAAAGTCATGGTTGGCAGAGCTCCGAAGGTAGTTACTACCAAGAACCTTACTTACCGTGGAGCTCCCATGCGCGGGGCGTTTTGGTTTGAAAGGATGAAGAAAGATAAAGGCAAACAGATACTTGATAAAGCAGCATTGATTGCCGGAGGCGGTAAATGAGTATAATTAAATCATTACAGGATTACCTTGAAACATTTGACGGAATGGACATGCAGCCGTTAACGGTAAAAACAGATATGGCTGATGAAAAAGTATCATCTTATAGCATTGCACCTTCCGGGAATGGGAAAATCAACACTGATATATTAGGTAATATAACATATCAGAACAATTATGTGTTTTATGCCCGGGAAGCTGCCGCTGATGAAATAGATCGGCAGGAAAATTATGATTTCCTTGAGGGATTTTCTGAATGGCTTGAGGAACAAAATGCAGAAGGTAATCTTCCAGAGCTGCCAGGTAAATACAAGGCAGAAGAATTAAGGGTATCAAACATAATGCTATTTGATGTTAATGAAGACGGTACCGGATTATACCAGGTACAATTACAATTAGAATTTAGAAAGGAAAGGAAGGCGATAATATGAGCATAACAGGAAACGGTTATATAAAACGTGAAGAATTTATGGTGTTTGCTGATGTTGGTGCGGCATCTACACCTGAATGGGAATTAATAGGGGATAAAGTGGAAGAAATGTCCCTTGAGATGAATCCAAATGTTGAAACGGTAACAGACATTACAGGGAATACTACGACAACGCTGGATAAATACGAGGTGCAGACCTCTGTATCACCTATGAGAGCAAGGAAGGAAAGCAAATTGTTTGCAGTTCTTTATGAGATTGTAAAGAATGAAAAAACTCTGTCTGATGTTGAAAGAACATTCTTATGTGTGAATGTATTCGATAAGACTGGAGAGGGTGCAGAGGCTACATATGCCGCATGGACGCAAAAGGGCGTTGTTGCGGTTCAGAGCTACGGCGGTAATACACAAGGATTGGATATTCCGTTCAATATCCACTGGGTAGGTAAGAGAATTCACGGAACGTTTGACCCAACCAATAAGGAATTTACAGCGGCATAATATGCAGCCCTGCTACGGCGGGGCTTTTAAATGGAGGTAAAATTATGAGTAATATTAGTATAAATACTGGTGAAATAAGGCTGACAATAAATGACGATGAAAGCAGAGTTATTACTTTTAATCCCAATGATTTGCAGTTTGTAGATAATCTTTACAATCTACTTGCTGAGCTTGAAAACAAGGAGAAGGAGTATAAGCGTAAAGAGTCTGAAATAGATAAGAATACAGAGGTCAATTCTTATGGTATTCCTGCGAATCTAAAAGATAAATTGGAACTCCTAAAAGAAACTTGCAGCTACATGAGAGATAAAATAGATACTGTTTTCGGAGAAGGAACCAGCCAAAAGGTGTTCGGCAATGCAAATACTTTGGATATGTTTGAACAATTTTTTAACGGCGTTATTCCTTATATTCAAAATGTAAGAGATCAGAAAATTAACAAGTATACTAAGAATAATAAAAAGAATGTGATGAGATGATACTTGCAGACGGATTGCCGACGGCGATTGAAGTTGATTGCATAGAATATGATATCAATGCAGATTATCAGACGTGTATTAAAATAATAATGGCCTTTGAAGATATTGAGTTGACCCAGTATGAAAAATGTATGATACTGGTTGAATTGTTGTACAAGGAGGCTCCTCATAATTTCAATGAAGCTGTTAAGCAGGGAATAAGATTTCTCGACTGTGGTGGCAATGGGCAGGGCGGTGGAGAGAGCGACGGCATAAGGAAATACTCATTCACCCAGGATGATAAATATATTTACAGAGCTGTTGACGGCGTGCTCCATGGCAGATTAAGTAAAGGTGGCTTTGTTCATTGGTGGGAATTTGTTCTTGCTTTTATGGAGTTGCCGGAAGAATGCTTCATGAGTCGGCTAATTTATCTTAGGACACAAAAAGAAAAAGGAAAACTCTCTAAAGAAGAAAGAGAGTTGTATTATAAGATTAAAGATATTGTTGATTTGAAAGAGGAATACAGCCTGGAAGAGCAGACGCAGATAAATGAATTTATGGAGTTGCTGAAATAACATCAATAAATA